GAAAATCTAAAGACACTAGTAGCACATCTTAAAACTAAAGAGTTTGGCAATATGAGAAAATGGGTTGTGAACAATCTTGACAACGACCCAGTTAAAATCTTTAGAAAAATCTATGACAGTATGTACACAAATTTACAACCAGAAACAATACCTCATGCTGTTCTGATTATTGCTGACTATCAATACAAATCTGCTTTCGTGGCAGACCAAGAGATTAATCTTGTGGCGTGTTTGACTGAATTGATGTCGCAAGTTAAATTCAAATGAGTTATGAATTAAAAGAATATCTGAACGCCATCAATCACACAAAAAAGAATGTGATGGCTTCAGAAGATACAATGTGGGTTAAAAAGTACCCTGCATTTATAGTTAATAAAATGCTGTCTGGTTTTCAAGACACCATAATGCTTGTCAACGAAATGAATAGAAATCATTTTCTTGATAAAGATATGCAATTTCAATTTCTACTAAATAGTATTAGAAGTAAAAAAAGGTATAGTCCTTTTTTGAGAGCTAGTAAACTAAAAGATATTGAGTGTGTAAAGGAGTATTATGGATATAATAATGAAAAGGCCAAAACTGCTCTTGATTTACTCACCAAGCAAGAGTTGAAATTAATTAAAGAAAAATTATATAAAGGTGGGAAAAAATGAATGAATTAGATAATACTTGGCATCCGGAAAGGATGTTGGAAGTCCAATTAAAAGAGCCAGACGATTTCCTAAAGGTTCGAGAAACATTAACAAGAATTGGCGTTGCCTCGAGGAAAGACAAAAAATTATTCCAATCGTGCCACATTCTTCACAAACAAGGAAGATATTTCATAGTCCATTTTAAAGAGTTATTTGCATTAGATGGTAAGTTTGCAAATTTTTCAGAGAATGACATTGAAAGAAGGAATACTATTGCTCAATTATTGAGTGATTGGGGTTTGGTTTCTATATTAAATAAAGAGAATGCTCAAAACAAAGCACCTCTATCACAAATCAAAGTTCTGGCGTTCAAAGAAAAGGACGAATGGGACTTACAAGCAAAATATAACATAGGCAAAAAAACGGAAGATGGAGACACCGAAGTTTAGAGAATTTATATCTGAGGCGAAAGAAGAATCATATCGTTTGGTTATTCTTTCACATGATGATGCCGAGGACCCTAATAAAACAGGAGACCTAATAAGAGAAAAGGCCAAGAAACTTGGTATAGAATGTATATTGGGAGAATTTGTTGGTGCTTATACTGATACTAAAGATGGTGAATTATATATTTACACATTTCCAGTAGAAAAGGGTGGCGCTGTTGCTCAACCCGACCCTAAAACGGAAATGAAATATGATAAACCTTTCAAGTTAAATCCAGAAAACACAATTATAATGTCAAGAGGACTTGGAACACCAGGTGTTTCTGGTAATAAATCTTGGTATGATATGATAAAAGATTTTGAACACAGAGGATTTACAGTTATCAATACAAACAAGTGCCACGACATTTGCTCTGATAAAGTAATGAATCAGATTGTTTTTGAAAGACACAATATACAAACACCAAAAACAGTTAGAATATGCCACTCAGAAGGTTCAGAAAAAGCATTAGAAGAATTAGATAGTAAGTTTCCTATCATATTAAAAACTGGTACAGGCTCACGAGGAGTTGGAGTTATTCTAGTTGAAAGTGCTGCCTCATTACAATCAATCGTACAGTTATTGTATAGAGAAAATGAATTTATTGACATCATCTTACAAGAACAAATTGAAACCGATTATGATGTAAGAGTAATTATTTGTGGCGATGAAGTTGTGGGTGTAATGAAAAGACCTATTGTTAAAGGAGATTTCAGAAGTAATGTATCACAAGGCTCAGACCCAGTACCACACAAATTAACCGAATTAGAAAAAGAAGAATCACTAGCGGCTGCAAGGGCGGTTGGTGGTATTGTAGTTGGAGTAGATTTTATTCCAGCGAAGAATAGAGAAAAAGATAGACCTTATTTTATTGAAGTCAATTCAACGCCAGGTTTAATCGGCATTGAAGAAGCGTTAAAGTCAAAAGGCAGTATCGTAGAAAAGATATTGACGAAACTACACGACAGAAGTTTGTGGGCAAACACTTGACAAAATCAATAAACTAGAGTATAATTATGTTAAACAATGACAAGGAGTGAAATATGGCAAAAAATCATCAAACAGAAAACCCATTATATAAAGCATTAATGAAACGAGCAGAGGCTGAGGTAGCAACTGCGGTCGCTTCATTAGTGATTCATTTTGATAGTCCAGCATCAGGTGAAAGTTTGAAATCAATGGAACATCTACTGACCCAAATATCAACAGCAGAACAAAGAATTGAAACATTAAACAACCACTTTAATAATACTCAAATATAATTAATGAAGTTCTACACAAGTGTTCTGCCATTTAGGGGACGGTTGTTAGTTCGTGGTGTTGATAAAGACGGCGCTCAAAAAAAATATAGAATTAATTATAAACCATCTCTTTTTATTCCGACTGCAAAAGAGTCGGATTATAAAACATTGGATGGTCGAAATGTTGCTAAGATAAAATTTAATAGTATTCCCGAAACTACAAAGTGGATTAATGAATACAAAGATGTTACGAATTTTGAATATTTTGGCAATACAAGACACCAATATCCATTCATTGCGGAAGAATTCCCTGGGAAGATTGATTGGGATTTAAAACAAATCAAATTACTTTCAATCGATATTGAGTGTGAAAGTGAAAATGGTTTCCCAAGTCCAGATAAAGCAGATGAACCTTTAATCTGTATCACAGTAAAAGACCACACATCAAAAAAGATTATTGTTTTCGGTATGGGCAGCTTTGTCAATGACCGAGATGATGTTCAGTATATTGATTGTGTAACTGAAACTAATTTAGCAGAAACATTTACAAGATTTTGGGTTGAATACAATCCTGATATTATCACAGGATGGAATGTAAAGTTCTTTGATATCCCATATTTGTTTAATCGGTTCAAATATCTTTTAGGCGATGATTGGATTTTACAATACAGTCCGTGGGGTGTGGTCGAACAGCGAAGTACAAGAATTACTGGCAAAGGCTATAACAAACAAGAAAACTTTTATGATATTTTGGGAGTTGATGTTCTTGACTATCTTGATTTGTATCGCAAACACACATTCGTTAGGCGTGAAAGTTATAAACTCGATTACATTGGTGAAGTCGAGCTTGGTCAAAACAAGTTAGATAATCCGTATGATACTTTCAAAGAATTTTATCAGAACGATTATCAACGATTTGTAGAATACAATATACAAGATGTTGAGTTAGTCGATAAGTTAGAAGATAAAATGCAATTGATTGCTTTGCATTTAACAATGGCTTACGAAGCGAAAGTTAATTATCAAGATGTGTTTGGTCAAGTTAGAATTTGGGATTGTATCATTTATCATCATCTACGGTCAAAGAATATTGTTCCGCCAGCAATCACAGAATCGAAAGAATCTTTTGGTTATGAAGGTGCATATGTAAAAGACCCTGTTATTGGATTTCACGATTGGATTGCAAGTTTCGATTTGAATAGTTTGTACCCACATTTGATTATGCAGTACAATATATCTCCAGAAACAATGGTTGGGTTTGACCCTAATCGAGTTAATGTGGAAAATATGTTGAATCAAAAGTCCGATTTGTCTGACTTAGATGGTAAAACGATAACACCAAACGGCGCTCAGTTTAGAACAGACAAACGAGGGTTTCTTCCAGAATTGATGGAGACGCTTTATCAAGAACGAGTTGTTTATAAAAAGAAAATGTTGGAAGCAAAAACGAATTACCAACAAACCGGAGATAAAAAGTATTGGTTTGAGATTGCTAAGAATCACAATATTCAGTTGGCGAGAAAGATTGCATTGAATAGTGCTTATGGGGCTATCGGCAATCAGTACTTTAGATATTTTGATGTTCGCCACGCAGAAGGTATTACAACAGCAGGACAATTAACAATTCGTTGGATTGAAAGAGATGTCAATGAGTTTTTAAATAAGATGTTAAAGACAACAAATGTATCCTATGTTGTGGCATCCGATACAGATTCTATCTATATTCGTTTGGGGGAAGTTGTCAATCGAATATTCAAAGACACATCTGATACAAGAAAAGTTGTTAGAATAATGGACAAGTTTTGTGAAGAAACGATACAACCACAAATCGACAAGTCGTTTGATAAACTTGCCAAATATGTAAATGCATATGACCAAAAGATGATAATGAAACGAGAAGTTATCGCAAACAAGGGCATTTGGACTGCAAAGAAAAGATATATTTTGAATGTGTATAATGAAGAAGGTGTTGAATTAAAAGAACCTAAATTGAAGATTATGGGTATCGAGGCAGTTAAAAGTTCTACTCCTTCAGCTTGTCGAGATAAAATTAAAGAAGCATTAAAAGTTATTATGAATAAAGATGAGCAGGCGTTGATTCAATTTATAGATGATTTCAGGCAAAAATTTAAGAAGTTACGACCAGAAGATATTGCTTATCCTCGTTCTTGTAATAATCTTAAAAAGTATAGTTCGAGAACAACGATATACAAGAAGTCGTGTCCAATTCATGTGAGAGGTTCTTTGTTATATAATAATTTATTGGAGAAAAAGAAATTAAAAAAATATGAACAAATTCTAGAAGGCGATAAGATTAAATTTATTCAATTAAAAGAACCAAATCCGTTGAGAGAAAATGTAATATCTTTTATTGGGACTTTGCCAAAAGAATTTGGTTTACACAATTATATTGATTATGATAATCAGTTTGATAAATCGTTTTTAGAACCATTGAGGTTTATTGTTAATGCAATCGATTGGAGTTTTGAAAGACAATCAACTTTGGATGATTTTTTCTAATGACAGATGAGGAAATAAAAGATTTTATTAAGTATTTTAAAAATGAAATACCAGACCCAGAGCACCACCCTTTAAAGGTGATATGGTTAATGAGATGGTATCAGTCAATTGTTTTGAGGAATAGAAGATTAAGTGAAGATACAAACAACAACAGCAGTTAAAACAGCGAATATTATTATTGATTTTTTTAGTAATATTGACCGAATTGATGATTACTTTCGGTTAAGAAAGATTGAAAGAGTTAAGGATTTGCCAGTACCTATTCCTGGTTTTGGTTTAGAAGATGATATGTTTCAAGATTATGATATGTATCCTGAGGATATGGACATTGAGGTTGCTCAGATTGACAATCAAACATTTAATGCAATGCTTGAGAAAGTTGCTAGCTTTAGTCCAGACCAAGCCCCAGGCAAAGAACTTAAATTAGTCGTTAAAGAAAAAAATACAAACACTATGTTGGGTTTTATTAAATTAGGTTCGCCTATTATTAATTCTAAACCAAGAAATAATTATCTTGGCGATGTACCAGAATTGACAATTTTTAATCAAAGAGCAATAATGGGATTTGTTATTGTTCCGATACAACCGTTTGGGTTTAATTATCTTGGTGGTAAATTGTTGGCGCTGATTTGTTGTTCTCATAAAGTTAGAGAAATGATAAATGAAAAATATGATACAGAATTCTGTTTGTTTGAAACTACAAGTTTATATGGTAATATTAAAGGTACATCAATGTATGATGGACTAAAACCATTTTTGAGATTTAAAGGAGATACAGAATCTAAGTTTGTACCAACACTTGGCGAAGAGGCTTATGCTTCGTGTAAGAAAATTATTGAAGATGATGTTCAAGACGAAATAATACACAAAGATGCTTCAAGCCGTAAGTTAAAGATTACTACAAAAATGATTTCATTAATTAAAATTTCGCTAAGAGAATCAGATATAGATTTGTATGAAAAGTTTGTGTCTGCTATTACAAAAGCAGAAGGCGTTACCACACAGAAAAGATTTTATATGTCTGATTATGGTTTTGAAAATACAAGAGATGTATTATTAGGAAAAACAGATACTTTAATTAAAGGTCAGAATTATCATAAACACGATTTAGAAAATATTATTAATTGGTGGAAGAGAAAGGCGACAAACAGATATAATAATTTGAAGGCAAATGATAAAGTGAGAAAAGAATTAGAAGTATGGAATGCTGAAACTATGAATAAAATTGATATAATAAGATGAACCTTTTTAACTTAGATAGACAATTAAACAAAACTGTTAGAATACTTTTATATCCTAACATTACTTTTCATAAAGATTTGGAAAAAGATTCCTATATTCAGGTTATTAAAAATCAAATTAAATTGTTAAATGAAATTCGTGATGATTTGTGGTTCTATCTTATTTTGCCTTGTGCAGTTCCATCATTAGCGTTTGATAATGCAACACAATATTATACAGATTTTGAAACATACCCTCCAACAATGAGGTCGAATTTCAGCGTACAGAGTATCAAAAAGATATTAAACCATGATTTAGATTTTGATGTAGTAATGACACATCTGCCAGAACACACACACGCATTAAAAAACACAATGTATAATATAACTCACCACACTCCACCAATGTTTGGTTATTGTCATTGGTTTGATATAAAGGACGCAGTTACTTGGATTAAAGACAGTTTCCTACAAAACATTACAGGACTATTAGAGTATGAAAGATGTTATTTGAATACACAGCATCAAAAAGATTTAGTTATAAATCAAGCAAAAGAAACTTTTAATGATAAGACTATTGAAAAACTAGATAACATTTTAACTGTACAACATTTGGGAGTTAATAAGGGCGATATTGTATCTGAAATAAATGAAAGTCCTGAAAAGATTATTGTGTTCAATCATAGGCCAGATACTTACAAACACTTTAAACAGTTTATAGCTTTAACAGATAAGTTATGGGAAACAAGACAAGATTTTAAAGTGTGGATACCACTATTAGATAAACCAAACAGAGATTATGT